TAATCCTTTTCTATCCCCTCGATAAGCTCCCGTTTGTCGGGGAAGTCTTTGTTTAGTTGCTCGATTGCCTGTTCGTTTGTCATGTTTATTGTTGTTAAAATGATACCACAAATATAAGAAAAATAAATATTACGTGTCAAGCGTTTCTTGGGATAAAGTTCTCAACAATTCCTCGACATCTTCCACCGTAATTAGTCCATTATTTAGATTTTCGTAAGCCTTCCTAATATCATTCATAGCCTCATGCCCTTTATCGGCTATCCCTATGACTGTGGATACCTGTTCATCCGTTAGTCTATTTTCATAACATAGACTAACTTGAGACATAGCTTCCCATCCCTTATCTGCTACGCTTACCACAGCATCCACTTGTTCATTTGTAAGCCAATATGTATATGCCAACCTAACTACCTGTATAGCCACCCATCCCTTATCTGCTACGCTTACCACAGCATCCACTTGTTCATTTGTAAGCCAATATCTATATGCCAACCTAACTGCCTTCATAGCCACCCACCCATTATCGGCTACGCTTATCACATTAGCTACTTGCTCTTTTCTTAGCCCATTTTCATAAGCCCATATAACCTCCAACATTTTGGAATAATCCTTTTCTATCCCCTCGATAAGCTCCCGTTTGTCGGGGAAGTCTTTGTTTAGTTGCTCGATTGCCTGTTCGTTTGTCATGTTTATTGTTGTTAAAATGATACCACAAATATACGGCTCATTTTTATAAAAGTCAAGCGGAATAATAAAAAGTTATCCACATTTATTGAATTTATATAAAATACCCCTATTTTTGTAAGGCAAAAGCATCATCCTATGATAAAAGAAATAACATTTGACGACAAAAAAAGCCCCGACCTATCCCCTATTCTAAACTACATGGGGGAAAATGGGCATGGTGTTTATAGGGTAGAAATAACCTTAAAAACGCTGTTTAACAGGTATAGTTATTATTTCGGGTACTTTATCCCTAAAATAATCAATCACTTCAAAATAAGCGTAGCTCTTCCCGACGGAACGGCAAGGCTCGCAACGGCAGAGGAATTACATTATTTCCATAAATTGAAATTTAATTCTGCAAAGATTTTAGACACAGAAACGGGGGAATGGGTAGAGATAGCAGCAAAAACAACAGGAATGAGTGATAGGCAATTTATTGAGAGATTCGAGGAAGAAATATACATCTATTATTCTCAACTATTTTGCGAAAATTTCCCCGAAGACTTCATGACACGGGAAGAATGGAGGGCAGAAATGGAACGAAAAAGAAACCAAAAAGGAGGTAAACAATGACAATCGGAGAACTTTATCTATCTAAATACTCAAAACTTGAAGTTATAGCTATCGCGTTTATAGCCGAATTTGGTAGCTTAAAACTTGAAGATTTTATGATGTTAGAAAAATTCGTAAAAAGAGATATTTTATTGAATTGTATCAAGTCTCTATTAAGGGCAAATGTTATAAAATGCGCATTCAATGAAAATGATGAGGAATTTTATGAGAAATCAGATTTTTTTCCACATGTTATAAAAGGAGACGATTTAACTTGTTTTGTAACGCTGTCCTGCATTAATTATAATATTAATATAATAACTACTATACCTAACTACAATAGTTATAAAGATTGTCTATTTTTGAATTTTTCAAAAACTAGACACCCTCTTGAAACTCCTGATAATCAGCAACTTAACACCTTAAATGACCATTCACCGTACATAGGCAAGAACAAAATAGCCCACAAACAACTAGTCAGGCTATGTTACGACCTAATTACCACCCATCACAAAAAAAGGAATGCAATATCTCTATTTAATGAAAATAAAAAATCTGTAACTTTTATGAATCCAAATAACGTTGAATATCTTTCATGTATAAAAATAGTTGAGGGGATGATGCTTTCATTAGATGATAAAATAAAGTTAGAGGAGGAGAAGGTATTTTCTCTTATCAGGAAAAAAATAGTTGCGTTGTTTATTCGGCTATCTTTCCTCTCCTCTGAAAAAAACAAGAAAGATATTTATTATCGGAACATATTAATGGCTGCCACCCCGTCATCTTTTATCGCCAATAACTTTTCGTTGCTTAACAAAATAACCTCGTCCGAAACCTCCTCCCCCTTTTATTTGGCATGGGTCGAGAGCGGAGGGGCGAAGGATGGGAGTGATTACAAAAAAATAGTTGATAACTATGTGGCAAAAATATCAGATAAATACCCTTTTAAGTAGCTTCTGTCGTTATGTGGATAACTTTTTGCCGCCTCGCTTGACTTTTATAAAAATGAGCCGTATATTTGTAGTATCATTTTAACAATACAAACATGACAAGCAAACAGGCGGTCGAGCAACTAAACAAAGATTTCCCCGACAAAAAAGAGCTTATTGAGGGGATAGAAAATGACCGGCACAAGCTAATACATGTTACCACAGCTTATAGAAGGGGATTAAACATCAAACAAATAGCCCGCATTATTAGTGTGTCCCAATGGGGGTGGCGCGCTATGAGAGAGGTTAGGTGGGCTTGTGAAGAGGGACTAACAGAGGCACAGGTAGCACATGTTATTAGCTGCGCAGATAATGGGTGGCAGGTTATGGGGCAGGTTCGGTTGGCTTATTATGATAAGCTAAACAATAAGCAAATAGCCACTGTAATAAGCGTGGCGCAATATGGGGGCTATGCCATGTGGGAGGCTAGGTTGGCTTATTCGGATAGGCTTACGAACGAGCAGGTAGCTTCGGTCATATCCTTTGCCAAATATGGATGGATACCTATGCAAGAGATTCGTTTGGCTTATGGTAAAATAAATAATGCTCTAACGATAGCAAAAGGAAAGGGTGCAACTATTGAAAACTTTTCACTAAAAATCACTTGACAAATAGCATAATATTTATTACATTTGTAGCGCAATTTTAATAACGAGAGACTATACACAGAAGAATGACACAGGAAGAATTGTCAAAAAGGCTATATGAAGATTACCCTGATAAAACAAGCCTTATTGATGGGATAATGAATGACCGCGATAAAATTAATCAGGTTAGGTGGGCTTACAAAGAGGGGTTAAATAAGGAACAGATAGCCATCGTCATAAGCGTTGCAAAATATGGTGGTGATGTTATGTATAATATTAGGATAAGTTTAGAGAACGCAAATAACAGCATCGATAATGTGTAATATTTTTGTAAAATGTTGAAAACTTTATTACTAAACAACTTGACTGTTAGGATAATATTTATTACTTTTGTATCACAATTTTAACGACTAATAATATGGCAGAGATTTTTAAAGAGAGGAGGCGAGTTTATCAGGCGGTAGAGGAAAAGTTCGGAGTTTGGCGTAAAGAGCCTACCGACAAGACTACCGCTGTTAAGTCTTTTGATAAAAAGACTAATCAAGAGAAAATATCTCACTACGAGATAGCGGAAGGCTTAGAGGGAAGCCTTGTAGGCTTTGAGCTTTATTCAGAAAAAACGGGGAGAGTGCCTAGTATAGACGGATTCCCTGAACAAGAGGAGGGAGAAAAGGAACACAAATTTTATTGGCTATTCATGTTTATTGATGACAATGGCGAGGAGTTTTTTGTGAGGTGGTCGGACGGCATTTCTGCTGATTTTGCAATATCTCAACTATTGACAACAAAAAACAAACTTAGGCTGTTTATAAAAATATCAAGCGTCGAGCCGACAAAAGACAACCCAAGCGGGAAATTTAGAAAGATGGACATTAAGGAGCTTTCAGATGATGGGCAAACATGGTCTTTCGCAAAATGGAAATACACAAAAGCGAATCCCCAAAACAGACCTTCTCTCTCCGTAAAGACACCCGTTGGGTATGCAGAGACTAGAATACCCCGCGTCCGATTCCATTTTAGTGAACTTTCCAAGTTTTTATCAGGGAGAGGGGAGAATGCAAGTTTGCCAAAAGCCCCTAAAGAGCCTAAAGCTCCGCAAAAATCAACAGAAGTGCCCGCTATGGGTGATACTCACATCGTAGGGGACGATTTTACGAAATTTATTACCGAAGATGATTTACCATTTTGATTATGTCTATACTTGAAACATTTTATATACCACAAAAAGCCTGTAAGCTGTTAGGCATAACAAAAGGAGAAATACTTCAAGGCACTATGTTTAAGATTATAGACGATGAACAAAAATTTGTGTGTCATAGATTTTGTTTCGGGGATGGTAAAATAATAAACATATACGATAACATGATAGAGGTTAATGGGAAGTTTTTTAAATGTAAAATACTAAACAATGTTTGATTATGGAAAAGATTGTAGAAGAGCATAAATGGTATGGGCTTTATTTGCTAAACAAAATGTTATACCCAAACATAAAGCAAAGGCTAAAAAATGGCGGGTTTGTATTTTTGAAGACAGCAAACGGGCATACTGGCATATCTGTTGTAGATATGGAGTACGTATCTTTTAACACTGATTCAAACGGCAATTTGTCTAAGTTCATGTATCGAGATACCGTACTAAGACCTGACGGCAAATACGCCTACCCATTCAAAAACTATTTCTTTGATACTTCATTTATCGGGATAGATGACCCTACGCTATTAACCATGAAAAAGAATTTATGCCTACCAATAGGAGGAATGATTGAATTTATGGATATTTTTAAGGCTATGCGCTTGCGTTTTGGTGGGTCTTTCTATGTAAGAAATAACGACTGCGCCCATGTATCATTTTATGATAGAAACGACGACAAAGAGCCCCTATTTACCTACTTTATGGAGGATACGTTTACTGGTCAAGACATTAACACCCGCGAAAAGATAATTTATACTTTATTCCCAACAAAAAACTACCCATATCCGATATGATTTATTCGACATTAGTTATTTGCTTCATTTTTATTATCAGGTTCTTGATAATAGATAATAAAATTAAATGGTTCGATAATTGGACTATTTTTAAGCCACTGTTAACGTGCCCTACGTGTATGTCTTGGTTTTACGGCGGTATTGGGTTTCTGCTTTATGCTCAATTCATAGCAGCCACAAGGGAGGAAGTGTTTCATTATTGGATATTTTTACAAATAATCCCTACTGGCTTCAATGCTGCCTTATCCATGCTTAAAACCTTTCTGTTTTCATTGATTTCGGATATTCTTTACTTTAAAAAAGACGAAAATGATTTGTTGCAATAGTTACATATCCACAATAAAAATACCTGACCTTTATAGGGGTGTCATAGGCTTAGGAGAGGTTGCATCAACGCCTGTGCTTTACGCAATACTAGACAAGGGGAACGGGGTAGAGATTATGGTAGAAGCTCCAATACTTGGCGTTTCTTCAGGTATAGCATACCTAGACCTTACGGTAGACAATAACGCGACTGCCTTTATTAAAAGAGCTTGCGGGGTAACTATTTCTGTTTCTATTTATGGGGAATGCGGGGCGATAAAAATGAAGCCAACTTGTTCAGAGCAATATTTTGACTGTTTGTCATTCCAAGTAATTTGTGATTGCACAAACACACAACCGTTAATTAATCTTTAATAATATATATGAGTAAATTTTTTGAATTTTCAGGAGAGAAGAAGGATTTGGTAGAGAGTTTGTTGGAGTTCGTTTCTACTAAGCTAGGGCAAGGAGAACCCCCCACAATTTCGATGTATAGAGAGTTGAACTCTAACAATTTTTTCATAGGCTTTGGGGACTTTTCGCCTACTATAAACGGCAAAAGGGTAGCTAAGCAGGTGTTATTTTCTGTTAGGAATAAGAAGAGGAAGAACGGCATAAAGGCACTATCTATGTTTATGGAATCGGATGATGAAAAACTAACCGTTAAATTTTGCGAAATAACACCAAGAAATATGACAACGCAAAGAACCTCTATATACCACTACTTAAATCTTTTTCTTGGAGGGTATAAAGACTTTGTTGATTATGATGTTGATAAAAAGAAAGAAACAGTAACATTTACAAAAAATGACAAATACAAAGGAGAATATATCAAAAGCAATTGAGGCTGCTAGGTCTTTGCAGGCTACAAATATAGTAGAGATAGTATCTTACTATACTAAGATAAAACAAAAGGGGAATAGATGGATTGGCTTATCCCCATTCAATAGAGAGAAAACGCCTTCTTTTGTCGTTAGTCCTAGTATAGGGATATTTAAGGATTTTTCATCGGGTAACGGCGGTGATGGGATTAGATTTGTGATGTTAATAGAGAAATGTTCCTTTGTTGATGCCTGCATAAAGATACTGCAAATATTAGATATTAAGATAGAGCAGGATAAAGATAGCGAAGAATACAAACTGTCTAGCCAGTTGGAGGCTTTTTATAATCTGTTTCCAAAATCAGATATTGAAATACCGAAAGAATATGGCGTTGTAAAAAAGGTTGTTAATGGGTTTCATACGCAAATTAATGTAACTTTCAATGCCGAACACATACAGCTTTTCGATTTTTGTGCAAATAGGATAATATACCCACTTTACGACAGGTACGGGAGCTTAGTAGGCTTAAACGCAAGGGCTTTAGGCGACGAAAAGCCAAAATACATCCACTCTCCTGATTCGTGCATATTCTCAAAAGACAACTATCTATACGGGCTTAATGTTTCGTATAAGGAGATTAAAGAATCTAAAGAGGCGTTAATATGCGAAGGCGTTAAGGATTGCCATGCCTTTTTTAAGCAGGGGATAAAAAATATTGTAGGGACTTTAGGGACAAGTATTACTACACGAAAATTAAACAAACTGCCAAAAGAGTGTGTTTCCGTAACAATATGCTATGATTCAGATAAGGCGGGGAATGATGGTGTGATACGTGGGATAGGAGCTATTTTGTCGAAGGGATTGATACCGTATGTATGTACATTCCCCGAAGGGGAAGACCCCGACAGCCTTCATGAAAAAGGTATTGAATTAGTGCAATTCATTGAAACCAAAAAATGCGGTTTTATGTATCTAATTGACAAATTCATTTATGAAAATAAGTTAGATACAGATAAGGCAGAAAGCGTATTATCATTTTATGAATATGCAAAGAGTATTGTATATCAAATACCAAAGAAGGAGTTGAGAGATTTCTATACGTCAAAAGTAAAAGATAAATACAGTATTTCTATATCAGAGGAAGAAACTACTATAAAGTTATCAAGCCCTGCCATAAAATCGTTTATTGAACTAATAAAAGAGGCAGAGCAAGTACATCCAAACGAATACATTTTACACCGAATAAACATTTTTACAAATGGACACGATTGAATTTGTACCCTATGTAATGGATTCTAACGAATGGTTAGATGCCTTCAATATCATTATTAATATAGCAGCACTTTGCGTATTAATATTCTTCTTTGCAGCTATATTTAAAAAAGGAGACGATACAGATAATGGATAGCATAGTTTTAACAAATGGGATGAGGGTATCCCCCGCCGTAGAGATAGACGGGCATACTTTCTATCAGTCGGAGGACGTGGGTCATTTTGTTTCTACGGCTAGGTTTATCCAAGCTATAAACATTTTCCATGCCATAAACAACGGCATAACGCCAGACCTGCTAAAAGAGAGCCTAGAGGCAGCTCTATCCTCATTAGTTGTAAGGGATGGTATTTTAGATGTAGTGAAAACGGCTTCTATCTTAGAAACACTTAAATGGAAAGCCTCGTTTACAGATATGAGCCTATACTATGACCTTTACGCAGCCTGCACTTATTTCAAAGATGACGATGTTTCATTATCACTAACTAGTGCAGAAATGGAGTATAGGATTGCATTGTTAAAAAAAAAAGCGGAATTGCCCAAATTAGGAACTATCACTCATTTTCCAAGCATATTAGGATACTTTCAGCATCCTATCCTAATACTTTCGGAGACAGAAATAAGCAGGCAAATAGCAAATTCGGAAGGGATGATTTTGTTTCTGAAAAACCTAATTACGGCAAAAACTTAGCAGAATTTTCAAAGGTTGTGCTAAATTTAGCGGATGGTGATGTGTTTGTAATGAAAGAATTACTATCTTTGTCTAGTTTTCGTTTTTATTTGATATACGAGGAGAAACACAAAAAGCATGAGCGAGAGAAAAAGAAAGGCTCCTAGATTTAGGGAGGAGATAATAAAAACATCTGTGCAGAATCTTACGGAAGACGTGAAGGCTACGGATGCTATAAACATTTCTGCATTATCAAAAATAATACTTTATCTAGGGTGGACAATAGAACAAATATACAACTACTTTAGAGGCGGCGGTAATTCTAGGTTTCTAAAATTTGAATACTCTAAGCAAATAGAATTTTTAGAGCTAGATAGAGAAGATAATGAGGAGTATATTAGTATCCGTAGGATGTCTAAAACAGTTCTTCACGAATATTACAACGTAGCAAATGCGATTGTCGCTGAATACTTCAACCAAAAGAGGGAGGAAATAATAAATAGGTTCTTTGCCGACCTCGCGAAGTTTAGGGATATGGATGACACTTTACCGACAATAGTAGATAAACAACGGCACAAAAAAGAGTATCTGACTTTGGTAAAGGATGTCATCAAGATACTAGGGGATAAAGAGTATCGAGATAGGGTATTAGCTCTAAAGAAAGAGGAGATAGAGGTGAAGAAAAATTCGGGTGATAGCGAATTTGATAAAGTGGCGGGGCTTGTGAAGGATTTAGCAATGATTGGTGGAAATTCAGCCCCAGAAGATGTTGGTAAAAATTTCAAAACAGAGGCACAAATAGCAGAAGAAGAGGGGTTTATATGATAAATAAAGGATTGGATAACGGGAGAAAGAAGGGTAATAAGCTGCTTGCTATTGCGGGGAATAAACAAATAAAGATATTGAACTATCTACATGACAAAGGGGAGATATATTTTGATATTTCACTATGCAAATGGAGAAGGGGTGATATTTACTGTACCTATGCAAAGAATCTAATAACGAAAGACGATTACAAACCAGTTGAATTTTATGGTGTTCAGGAAAATAATTAACACTATTTGTTTCTTCTCTAAAAATCCATCGCTAAAAATACAATGGAGGGGGCTTTTAGCAGAGATAGAAAAGGATATTTTGTTCCATGACGAAGCCTTACTATACAATAAGGCTCTGCAAGAATGGAGTGATATTGAAATATCTGATGAGATAGGCATATACGGCACGGTGGATGAGACAAAGGTTGCTATATCGTGCTTCAATAATGATAGGAGAAGCGATAATTTGCACGGTAAAATAATGGCAGCAGCCAAGTATTTATCGATGGGCGACTATTCGGCAGGCGTGCAAGCCCTATCTCATGTAATGATGCGAGAGAAGCCTATAAACAATGGCTATGCTAGAACACTAGAAGGAGCGGATGCTATTAGCGGATTCGAGAGAGATTATTTAGATGGTTTAATATCCACAAGAGGATATATTAAAAGCGGCTATCAATTCATAGATGACAACCATTCAGGCTATCCTGTGGGCGTTACGGGGATATTAGCTCCATCACAACACGGGAAAACATCATTTGCCCTTCGTACAATAAAAAATGCAATAGACAACAAGTTGCCATTTTTTGGATGTTTCACGGAAGAAAGCCCTAAAAAGGTCGTAGCGAATCTAATACCATTTTACCATAACATTAAAAGAAGTGATATACAAAGGGGGATTGCCCCTATCCATACAGTGGGCGCACATGCCCAAGACTTGAAGGCTAGAATGAGCGATAATCAAATATTTAGTAATGAAAGGGATATTAGCAAGATATGCAACGAAATGCGTCTTTGGCGTTCTAATACAGATATAAACACCCCCGCATTGTGTATATTGGACTATTTTACTAATATAACGATAGGGAATAAAACAGTAAGTGATGAGCAAGTAGCTAGGCACTTATTTTCTATCATATCAGACCTAGCACTAGAGCTTAACCTTTCAATAATACTATTAACTCAGGTAAAAAGGGAGTTTCTAAAAGAATTAAAGTGGTCTCCTGATTATACGCTAAGATTTGAAAATTCATATTTTGGTCGGGTTATGGAGGACGGGTGCAACTTCTTATTAACAATTCTAAATAGTGCAAAATTAGTAGAATCACCAAGCAATGAATGTATGGCAAAGATATACGTAGAAAAGGTGAAGAATCAATCTAGTGGGGTAACTTATGAGGTGGTGTTTAATTGTTCAAGAACCATATTTAGTGAATCCTCCTATAAATCAGTTTTAGGATATGCTCAACAAACAACAGCAACCGATATGAATGGTTTTGCATTTTGAATTAATTGTATTTAATAATATTTATTAGCATAACATGAATAATAATCAATTCCCATACAAATGGCTGCTTAGCGACCTAACGCCCCCTTTTGTCAATGGCAAGGTATTTAGTTGCTTTTCAGGTGTCGGTGGGTCTACAATGGACAAACTGGCTGGTTTTGATGTTATAGGGTGCAACGAAATAGACCCTAGAATGATGAAAACATACATTGCAAACCATAAGCCAAAATATAGCTATTTAGAGAGTATTGTGGACTTTAAGAAGAGGGAAGACATCCCAAAAGCCTTGTATGGACTAGACATACTAGACGGTAGCCCTCCGTGTAGTAGTTTTTCCCCTCTTGGGCGAATGGAGAAAGATTGGGGCAAAGAAAAGGTGTTTAGGGAAGGTCAGGCTAAACAGGTTTTAGACACGCTTTTTTTTGACTTCATTGATTTGGCTAAAAAGTTACAACCAAAAATTGTTATTGCAGAAAATGTAAAAGGGTTATTATTCAAGAAAGCAAAACACTATGTAGATAGGATATATAAAAATTTTGATGAAGCAGGATATTATTGCCAGCATTTTTTTAAATTCAAGGAAAATGGGTATCCCGCAAAGTAGGGAAAGGGTCTTCTTTATATGTATAAGGAAAGACATATCTGCGAATATCTCCAAAGAACATACTTCTATAAAAGAATACCCTACTCTAAGGCTTAATTTTACAGGGGAAGAGATACCTTTCAAAGATGTGGAATGTGGCGTAATTGAAAATAGTGGTTTCGATTTTGTTGGGATAGAAAAAGGTGCATCCCCTTATTATGAGGCTTGTAAACATGGGGAGAAACTTAGTACTTACCATCCAAAGGGGCATTATTTCAGTCATTATAAATTACACCCAAATAAAGTAGCTCCAACAATTCATTCAAAAAATTCTTTTTATCACTATTCTCAAAAAAGGAGATTAACAAAAAAAGAGCTTTGTTTAATAGGTTCGTTCCCCCTTGATTTTGATTTTATGGGTGTAAATCCTGTCTATGGAATAGGAATGAGCGTACCTCCTCTGATGATTGCAGGTATAGCTAGAGAAATATACAATCAATGGATTAGCAATATTTGAATACCGAGAGGCACACATATCGAATAAAGAAGGCTAACACGGCATTATTTACCAAAGTAGTAGGGATAGACGCATCTGCTAGAGAATGGGGCATAGCAGCGGTCTTATTGGGCATTAACGGGGACTTTATTTCTTCTCACTTGTTTAGGGACGGGACGGAATTGCCCGAATTTATAAAGAGCCTAGAAAATACCTTTGTTGCCGTAGAGGATAGTCGTATAAATGGGGTTTTTAATGAAAAGATACGCGGGAGAATGGCTGTTATGAAAAAGACAGTGCGCAATTATTCATCTCTTAGAGATTCCATAGTGTCAGACTTGGGAATGAATAGATATTCTGTCTCTTTGATAGAAGCATACACAGAAAAATACATAGGCAAAGGGGCTTTCCACTCCATTACCCCAAAGATGAAAGGGAAGAAAATGACACCTGAATATTTCGAGCGGTTATATGGGCTCAAAACGGACTGCCAAGACGTTATTGATGCCTATTTTGTGGCTAAGGCTTTTTTAAATTATGGACTTTATAAAACTTAAGATAACCGACTACATTAGACCTTTATATGTAGCCTCCCAAAGCCCGCCGAAAGATGGGGAGATACTTATCCCAAAGCCAACATTTACAGATTTATTTGATAAGATAGCCTTAAATAAACAAAATACCCCGTATATTCTTGATAAAAATCAGTATATTTGTGTGAGGAAGGAGTTTGAAGAAGTGGTTACTTTGCCTAAAAAGTTCTCATATTTGGATAATACGGCAATAGTAAATATGACGGCACTAAGACTATTCATGTACTCAATAGGAACTATCTACATAAACGGAAGCCAATTTGTGGCGAAATATAGATACTTAAAGAAGTTTGGAAGCAGGATAATACACTTATCAGTCATAAAATGAATTTACAGGAGTATAGTAAAGCGATGAGGAATGTGTTTAGCCGATTTGACGGCGAAATAGAAAAGCATTTCAGCAAAGTAGATAATGATTTCTTTGAAAGGATAAAGAAAGATATTTTGGCTGCTAAATTAGAAAAGGATCCGCAAGGGAATATAAAGCCCTCTATAAGCAATCGTACAAAAGTTGCTAAAATCATAAGGCAAGCATACGTACTCGATGACTATACAAAGTTTTCCCGCACAATATCATCAAATATAAATGATGTTAGATTTGTAACAAATGCTTACATATCTAAAATATTCGATATATCAAGGACTTTTATAGAAGATACGGAAGACTTTAATAAAAAGCTCCTACTAGATGAATTTACTAGGGCAGCACCGCTAACCTCTCGACTTAATATTGTAGATGAGGTGGTGAAATATTCCAATAATACGCTAGTCTCAAAGAATGGATTAGATGACTTCATAAAAGGATTGAATAACAAGATAGTTACAGAATCAATATCTACTAAGGTATTCAACAAGTTTGTAGCTACCGCACCTAATGCTTATGCCCGCCGTGTTCACCTAGACGTTGCCAATAAGATAAATAGTAGATATTTCCTTTATTCATTTGGCACAGTGGAAGATACGAGGGACTTTTGCAAAGAAAGAAACGGTAAAATATTCCATGAGTTAGAAATAAGAGAATGGTCTGACGATTCTTGGCAGGGGAAAAACAAGGACACTAACGAAAGTAATATTTTCTTTCTTCTCGGTGGGTACAACTGCCAACACATCCTTATTGCCGTACCGATTCAACAAGTTCCAAAATCCGTAATAGAAAGAGCTGTCGAAAAATACGGCGATAAAGCATAATTAATGCAGTATCATTTTGCGATTCCCTACGGAGTATTTTACTCCATAACGGAAAGCATCAGGGGCGTGAGAATTTGTATGGTCGGGCACTATCAACCCGTTTGGGTTATTTATACCGTCCTTTACTTTATAATCCCTAAAATCAATAAACGTACCTTTACTGCCTTTCTTTACATATATCGTAAAATCTGAAAGGTACAATAAATCTTTACTTACGTTCTTTTCTCCTACGGAGCGAACGTTTATATCAAACTTTGATGAAATATCGTTATAGATAGCACGCGCCCCGTTGTCTCCTATAATAGAGGTGAATGGATTCAAATAATCTATCCCTTCAAATATTTGGTATAAATCATTGAGTTCCGCCTTTGCTATGTATGCCAACTCTTCAATATAAGCCTTCCTCTCTTCTTCTAATATATGGATTTTCAATAGGACGAAAGGGTCATTATATCCGTAGTCTATGCCATAGACGGCTTCAGGGAGAAAGTCGGGGAATGTATCAACTTCAAACACATTCTTATAGATAACGCCTTCCACGCTACCCGTTAGACCAAGCCCGTAAGCCTTGTAAAAGTTTGGAGCTATTTCTTTCTTTGAAAGTATTTGGTCATAAATTAATGTTTTGTTTGCATATTGATTGTGTTTATAGTTCGATATAAAGAAATCCGTTTTTGGGTCATCTATTAAATCATGTACATAAAAACGGGATGTTGGGTTATAATCCATCATCATCACATCTCGAAACCTAAATGATAGTGCCCTAAAAATAGGGTATTTCATTCTCTTCACTTCCGAGCAATAAACAACATCATATTTTGAACCCTCTGCATCGTTTAAATTTCTGAACGCATTTAGTCGTATTTCTGTACCGTTTTTAAAAATATACTTCTTTGGGTTGCTAGTATATCTAACCAATGAAGAAAATGGGGACTTCATTATAATATTGTCTAGGGCTATTTTTGCATCTGTTTCTATTTGTGTTACGTCCCCCGATGTAATAAGTATGTATTTTCTAGGGTTCATTAACGCATATAGAAACAGATTCTCACAAATGGATACCGTCTTACTAGACCATGTACCCCCCTGTGCTATTAGTATATTTTTATTTGATAAACCATTTTTAAAATTATACAAGAACGAATAAACCCTGTCGAAAACCATCGTAGGTTTAGTCTCTTTGCTGTACCCAAGTAAATCATAGATAGCCCTCATAGACTAGCAACAAGGAGAGAATGATACGCTATTCTGAACTAAAATGAATGAGCCTTGCAAGGAAGAAAAACCGCTACCGTCAAAGGATGGGACTAGTCTTGGCTCACCATCCAAATAGAACTCCAAACCGTCAATAGTAACCGTCTGATGATTAATAGCATTTAGGAATAGTTCAGATATATAAAAAGGGGCTTTATCACAAATAAAATCTACCCTTTTCATAGATAACTTATTGCAACTTATTAACCTGCCATTTGGTGTAATATAACTACTAGAGTAGGGTACGGAGGGTTGTGATGACGCGCTTATAACCATAGGTATAGTGATTGATTGCGCCCCTAGCGATGGGTGCTTACTGAATACGCATCCATCATAATCAACCCTCTTTAAATTACTCCTATTTGCTGTTGTACATATAGTGGACTTTACATATCCCCCCGAACTATTTACTACTTTGATATGATAAATGCCCGCATCTTTGTTGTTATAATACCCTTTATAGTAGTACTTCCCCTCATTATCAGTCCCCAAAAAGGATATGTAAGCCCCATTTACCGCAGCATCATTAATTAGGATAGTAAACGAATCCTGTATATCGCTGCAAAATTGGAATATGATAGGTGTTTTAACCTCAAATATTTGTTTATATGAACTGAGCAGGTCGTAATCGCAGGAATCATATGCAATCATGGAGACTTCCCCCTCTAAAGGGGTAAAAAATATGGGGTTTGTTGGCAAAAATTCAATCATTTAGACACCTCCTCATTTACAAATTCTAAACACTTATCTAATTCATCCTCTGAAAGGTCAAATATAATCATTTTCGCGCTCTTTTCGTTACCCGCAGCCTTTAAAGCCTCTTTTTCGCTTGTAAATCCTAGCTCTGTCTTTAATCCATCATCTGAAACAAGTGCAACAAATGATTTTTGCATATCGCCAGTAAATCTAACATTGCGAATATCAACCCTTCTCCCTTGTATTTTACGGAACTCTTCATATCCACGCTCTAAAACAATAGTCCTATCCCCTTCGTCGGCTAGCCTGTCAAAAGCACTTTTGCGGGCGAACTTTTCACGAGGGAAACGAGCTTCTTTGGTGGAATACGGGGGCATCTTCTCCCCGTTACTGCCTCTGCCTTCGTCGAATATCCTTTTATCCATTAAAACACGGGCAAAAGGGGCAAGGAGATAAGCCATTTTGTCGAGCTTATTCCTTAGTCCATTTAAGAATCTGTATGCGTCTTCAAAGTTTGCCACATTTTATGGACATTTTTTGTTACGTTCTACCGCCTCTATTAGCTTGTCTATCTTTTCCGTTATTCGGCACTGATTGGCGTATATCTCTTTGTACATATCCCTAGAAAATTTCATCGTAGCCTCGTATGTTTCCCTTTGTGAATTATTCATGTATTGGACACCATATAGCGCACATACAAATATAATAACTACAACGACAACAGAAACGGGAGCCTTTTTTACAATATCTGAAATATACGATGTATTCCCCTCCATAGGCATAGAAACTAATATGCTTTAAATACTGAAATTTGCATAGCGTCCGTTACTCTCATATCCCCCAAAGAACCAGTACTCTCAACAATTGTTTTTAAGATATAATTATCCAAAGGTGCAACAGGCACGGAGCTAGCGTAGTCGTACAGGTCTTTTATTGGGTCTGTATCTACTACGGTAGTGGATGGGTAATCTACAACTAATGGATTGAGCGTAGAAGCCTCATATTCAGAGCCTGAAATAGAAACACCCGCATAACCTGAAAGCAACTTCCTTTCTACAACAATTTCCGTTTGACCCGCAAAATGTGCATCTTTTGTAAGGAAGTACGGTACATGAAGAATATCCGTATCGCAATCTACCGAAACAAATTTCCCTGAACCGCTCACATTCCCATTGTCAAGGGTATAAGTAAAACGGTCATTAGTCCCCGTCGCGGAATTTGCGGAATATCGAGAATTGAAAACGACCGTAGGATTTGGTGCAGTAGTATTTACGGTAATAGCTCTATAAAATTTTTCATCATTTGCATATGTTACCGCTACGGGATTGGTAGCAGGGTCTCCGCTTTGAAGCCCCGCAGTAAATCCATCCATATCCAAATAAACAGTGCCCTGATGCGCCAAATAATTCCAATTTGCAGCAGTAGCCAAATTTGGTACTGCAACATCATAAATATTTACGGCTAGCATATTTGGAGGTGTAGTAGTATTAGAAGAAACACAGGCGTAAGCATTTGCCCCCAAAACGACCTTGAACGATTCCGTATTTGACGTTACCGTAGTAGCATAAGCCGTTACATCCCCAGAAATATTGTATGGTATTGCATTCAGCAAATCTAAACTATTTGCGACTGCGAAACTCAATTTATCTAATGTGATTACCACCCCGTTTGATATATTACTGGAAGCCGTCAAGTAAGGCGCAAAGGCAGCCCAAGCCCCCGTCGTAGATACAGGGGAGGTTATTGCGTCGCCAACGTTAAACGTAGCAGACCCCGCAATAGCACCCGCAGATAAAGATATTTCTACCTGTCCATTCCCTAATGCCCCTACCGTTACGCCTTCCGTTACATTAAGAACCTCAATAGATAGTGTAGTAGAGAATGACCCCGCGCCATCACATGAGGGAGTAGAAAAGGACATTGTTGGTGCATATTCATCGAATGAATAAACAGCAGAATCTAAAGCCGTAGCATAATTATTATTAACATCCGTAACCCTTATGGACCCAGAAAGGAAGGCATGACCTGACGAATATCCACATACCGTAATTTCTGAAATATCTCCGTCAATAGTTAGAATATCACCATTTGCCAACGTTACATTCGCGGGTAATGCCGTAGTGTCGTTTATTGCAAATGTTTCTGTATCTGAAATATTCAGTACTATCTCTGTAAATAATGTATTTGGTGTAGAATTACTAAAAGAATTGTTTACAATCTTAAAACAATTTTCATCATTATAAACAGTATGCGTAATGGATAACGCAGCAAAAGGGAGGGCTAAAGGGTTTGTGGGGCAGGAGGATTCTATATATGCCATAATGAATAGTATTAACAAGTGGTATTACAACAAACTGAAATTGTCATTTCGTGTTCAAATATACGAACATTCTTTAGAGAAATCAACTTATCTTCATCTTTTTTCTTCTTGAAGTATTTGGTTATAATAGCCATAGAATCGTAATTGGTTTTTACGCTCCTGTCTTTGGCTATTATATGGTAGATGTTAGATACTCCACATCCGCAATTATCGCCAAGCTCTAGTATTGATATAGAAAAATCATAATCAATATTACACTTGTCGTATTTATTTACGAATGTAGAAGACCATTTTATTACAATAATTGTATCGCTATTAGAATCGTCTATTTGAATCAATTCCCCAGTATCAATATGATAAATACCCCCATTTGAGTAGTAACCCAATTGGAAAATACCAAAGTGTTTGCAAAGATGCTCTTTTAAGCACTTAATATTATTTAGCTTGGTTAATTGCATTTAGATATTTATCAAAAGCTGCCGTTTCTAATTCCTTCAATACCGAAGCCCCTGCCATTACCTCTTCTAAAAGGGCATCTATTGCAGTATCTCTATCTTTTGTTATTCGCTCTAATTCCTTTGAAAACTTCTCTTGTTCATTCTGTATTGCATTATTCAGGAATTCAATCTTACATGAGTAGTCATTTCTGATTTTATTGATTTCTGAATCTAAAACATCTTTTAAAATATCGCTCATGGTTTATTAAGTTAATTGTGAAACAAGACCCATATAGTCCGCTCTATTGGTATTATTAGTCGTAAGAGTTTTGGATGTTTGTGTCTCATGGATTATTCGAGAGTGGTTAAAATTACCGCTTGTCAAAGTGCTTAGCATTGATTTCCTCACATAGGAAGACGAACCCCCATTTTGGGTAAAACGACCGCCATTTAGGCACGTTATAGAAGTGGAAGTTGTAGCAGTCCCCGTTATAGTATAAACTCCAGAACCAAGTACGTTTATATCTGAAATATTGCCAACAGATGTACAGTTTTGTATATTTGCCGTACCTCCCATACACGTTACATTGGAAATAGCCTTATTTACAGTATTACCTGTAATGTTTATAAAACCCAATACACTCGCATTTAGATAATTTATATTTGTCATAGGTGTATTTTGGTTGCTAATAGTAATCCTCCCATCATTTACTGATATATTGTTCATCGTAATCAACGATGAGTTAGCAATAGATATTTGCCCCGATATGCCCGAAATATTGCCCGTATTAAAAGTATTGTTTCCTGTTATTGTCCCGCTTACAGTAAACGAAGCCCTCGCAGAAATTACATAATCAAAAATGCTATTATTTATCCCTGCACCATTAGCAATATTCCGAACAGTTGATAAACTTGAAACAAAAGACCTTGTTATCGCCAAGTTTGAAGTTCCTGAAAGTATAACTAACCCTACATTTGATATTGTAGAAGACGAAACAGACAAAGTACCAATATTTGATTTTTGATACCTTCCTCCATCCATTAGGGTACTTGTCGTCATAGTAGCAGACCCCCCCGTAGAGGCAGCGGTAACAAGGAATGAACTGCCATTCACTATATTGCTATTAGAGATGCTAGTAGTCGAGTTGCTCAATGACTGCATATTTATTGTTGAACCATTTCTTATGGTCGTATTACTTGCGACAAAACTCCCTAGACCAAATAATTGTACGGTTGAAGAATTAGAGGCTACAAACCTATTTAAAGTAATAGTAGAGGCAGCAGAATGGACTATTTGAGCATTATTTGAAACCTCTAAATCAGTAGATGAAAAGTTCCCAACGGCAATGTTTTGGTGAGATATTAAGCCATTATTTTGCATCATCAACGTATTTGGCGCAAATGCAGCAGCACTACCCGAACAATTTATTTGAGAAGATGAAATATTTAGCCTTGATATGGAATTATTCGCCGTATAATTCGTAAACGTAACAGCCGACTGATTAGATATTTTAGCGTTTGATATGCTAATCCTAGCCCCGCTAAGATTTAATGATGATTGCCCATCTATCGTAATGTTTAATAGGCTACCCTGCAAATAGTTGGTTAAATTTAACGTAGAAAGCCCGTCTATTTTTATGTTTTGTACAGAATTTGTCGCACCATAAGATACAGAAAAGGTACACCGCCCTATCTTGCAATCTCTGTAATTTATATTGCCCCAATCGAAAGCTCCTACATTTGTCCCAAGTGAATCAGATACGGTATTGCCTTGATTATCAGAAAGTTCAAATAATATATTAGTGTCAATATTATATAATCCCCTCCAAGCCTCATTATCATAGGTTGTATTTACATGTACCGATTCAGATAATTCATTAGATGAAACAGCATGGAGTGTAATAGTGGTACCCGCAACTAACCTATTTTGTACAAAGTCTGTTATTACATAATTACAATCTTTTGATAATGAAGAAGAGGCGCGCAACGAGAGAAGCGCAGCCCTAGTCATTGGGGCAGGACATGCCGAGCCACCGCTATCAGGATAATTTGATTGTGTTGAATGTGCCATAAGTAAATATTTTAATACCGATAATACGATGGGGAATCTACGGTCTTAGATGCTCCACAAAGGAGAATCTACGGGCTTAGACGCTCCGCAAGGGGAGAGCCTACGGGCTTAGATACCCCATCGTATTACGGTAGTCTTGTTTCAAAATAACAACGTAACAAACCCTTGTCAAAAGAACTATTTATATCCCCGCATTGTAGTCCTATCAAATTACTTGCAGCCCCATCAACTACGAAAGGGTGCGTATCATGGCATATTTTAACAACCCTAGATAGCGCACTATACTCTTTTCCACCGTCCTCATTATTCATAACGAACCTAAAACAAACATAGTAAGGAGAATATTCAGAAGAGTACATAAAACTCTTACCGAAATATTTATGCCTACCCCTTCTTGAGCACGGGGTAACACATTGAACCGCTTGGTAGTTTCCCGATGTATCCCTGTATCTAATTGCAGCTTCTGTAAATCTGTTATTAAGCATTTTCCAAGCAGGCAAAACCTCATTTCTTGCGCTAACGTTGATTTGATTTATCCTATCAACGGATATGGGCACTCTTGGGGCATTGTGGTTATAATTAACTCCTCCCCTAACGTCGTTCCCATCAAAGGCGTTAATGCCTCCTATGGTTTGAGATGGGACTTTATACGATGAATCGTTGTTTTCTATACTCGCCTTAGATTTCCCCGCTTTATATGCTAACATTTCAAGGTATAAACCCCTATCTATTTGCTCCTGTGTAACATCATAAGCGACAACCTCAACGGGTCTAAATAATTTTACTGCACCTATCACTGAATCCAATACAATATCGTACAAGTCAATAACCTCAAAATATTGATTATTACCGAGCCTAACCTTTGGCGTTGGCAAAGTTCCAGAACCCGCAGGGGATATAGTCGTAGATGCACTCATACAAAATCCCAAATAACGTCGTGAACACCTACCCCAACCTGATTAACATCAAATGTTGAAGTATCGAAATTGTCTTCATTCCCCTGCCCGAAAGTCCTACTACCGTTCGCGTACATAGTACAAATAACGCTGCTGCCTATTGAAATATCTACGGGTGCGCCTGATTGTTTGGTTACTGTAATAGACCTTACCAATGGGGGGATAGTCGCGGCTAAGGGCGTTTTAATCCCATCAACAGACGTATATCCGCCTCCTTTTTCTAAGGGAGCATTAGGATTAGGGACTATCGTTACCTCAATAGGGCATCCCTCGCATTGGAGTATATTACTAAACTGCGGCATTACTACGTTACAATTATATCTCTAGTAAAATATTCGTAATTACCGTAAGTATCCAAAGTCCTAATAGTTACCGTAACGATAGGAGTAGGTACTGCATAGGTATGGTTAACAGTCCACTGTGTTCCGCTTACGTATGTAGCAGGTATCCACCCGCTACCGTCTCCAAAATCAACCTCTACCGACACCAACCCGCCCGTACTAGACGGAGACACCTCCGCAATAAATGCGGTAGGTGTTCCACTAGCAGGATTGACAGGAGTGAAGGAGAGTATTTCTACGCAAATTTTCTCTATAAATGCCATAGTAATTTTTATTATTTTACTTTAGCAAGTAACTGGAGGGCATTGACCTAATTTAATGGCAGCGATACCGTTACCTTCGTGCCCACAACGGTACTCGGTAGGCAGCATGGCAAAGCCATATTTAGCCTGATATAAAGCCTTGAAGTATTTCGCGGTACAGTCTCCAGTAACTCGGCTTGGTTGATTATACAAAACCTGATATTTTGTAGAAGCATCAAAGTTAAAAGGTAGGATTCTTTGGCTACTCTGAATCATGTTTTCCCCATCTTGTTGATACCAATTTTTATCTACCACGTGATTATGCAAATCAAAAATAGACATGAAAGTTGGGTCTATTACAAAAATGTAATTAATTAGTTCAGGGTCTGCAATGTATGAAGCAGCAACATTATAAAAAGATTGAGATAGATAGACAGGATTACCGCCAAATAAATTGCCTTGCCCTGTTCTTGTGAAAATATCCGAATCACTCAAGGAAACATCAACGCCCAAAGAGTTGGTAGAAAGAACCTTATTTGCCTTCATCCACGTTGCCAAATTCCCCATAGGGTGCGCTACAATGATAGCGTTGTCTGATACCTTAGTTGCATTAACGATATTTACAACATTGATAATGTTTGTAAGGTTTGGCAACCCATTTGCATCAAATACAGGGGTAACGATAGCGGGAGTAGCGGGTGCAGACCAAGTGCCCGCAATAGGGTCAAATACACTTCCCCAGTTGGACATGACAAGGTTTATGAGACCAGCATCTAAATCCATCGCCATTTTACGGAAAACAGCGACAATAGCTACGGCATGTTCCGCAATAGAATCGGGGATTCTTGAAAAATCGCCAGTTTGCAAGAATCTTACAATATCTTCGGCATTGTAATATGGATGACAAAAAGTAGCCCAAATACCGTCATTAACATCCGCCCATTGTCCCTGCGCGCACACCTCGCTATACGTAGCCTCTACGTCCTGATAAGCGTTAGGAGTAGGCTCTGAACAAAAGAAAGTATCTGTGCAGGTAGTGTCTGGGTCGCAGTTTGGTACAATAGCTCGATAGGTGATAGAGTTTTTTAGATTTGATTTTTGGTACTCTGTAAGTTCCAAAAAGAAACGCTTTTTAAATTCAGGAATACGCAAAAGCCCGCGCAACCCGAAAAATACTAAGTCTTCGTTGGGGGTGAAAATGCCATGACCTTTTTCTACAAGAGCCTTTAGCATAAGCCCTTGCATATTGGTTGAAAAATTACAAACTGAAATAGCCATATTTTAAAGTGTGAAAGGTTATTTTAATAAATCTTGGACGTTTATGTGAGAAGTGGCTGCGGTAGCTTGGATTCCCTTTCTATCAATAGCTTCCGCTACTTTCGCATAGTCTTGTTTGGTCGGGGCTTCGGGTATATAGCCTGATAGCTTTGCTTTTACTACGTCGTCAAAAATAATGGGGTTGCCGTCTTCTGACAAAGCCCGTAGCGATGGGTCTTTTTTGTTGAATAATAGTGGGGTGTCGTCGGTTGCATCAACTTGCACATGATATTCATCGTCAATTTCAGAAACAACTCTTTGAGATATAAATTTGCTTGGGTCTTTTACACCTTGCGATGTTGCGAATGTAAATACACGGGATTGCTTTTTCTGGTTTATATTTTTAGAAATTTCACCATCCAATTCAGATATTTTTAGCTCTTTCTCCTTAAGAATTTTCTCGTACCTCTTCTCTAAGTTCGCCTTATAGTCAGCTAAGATTTTCTCAGAATCACCAGTTTTTTCAATGAGTTGTTTATGCGTCGCCCCGAAATCTTCCAAAGTTTCAACAGTTAACCCTTCTGAAATATTAGATAGTCTCTCATTTATGGCAGCGTATGCCTTTTCGGTTACTTCTTTAACAACTTCGGGAAGAGAGGATGCGGTATCTTTGGGTACAAGCCCCTTTGTTACCTCCGCTTTAATTTCTTTTGCTAGGTCGGATGCCGAAACAGTATCTCCTTCTTTCACCTCTTTGGAGATGCCCAGCGATTTTAACAGTTCGTTTACGTCAATCATGGTTTTAAAGTAATAATCTACAATTTTACGCATATTATGTTGTTTGTAATGAAATATTTATTAACTTAGCGCATAATAAACAATTGTTGCGCTAGACATGAGTAAAACACATACTTCAATAAATATCAATCCTTCATCGTTGCCAATTATTGACAAAATGGTCAATAAGCGCGGGCTTTCGGGGCGAGGGGAGTTACTGGAATTATACGCTTCCAAAGATTTCCAAAAAATGATGCTCCCCGATGACTTTTGGGAGAGATGCAAGAGGTTGTCCCAAAAGAATCATAATGGGAATGTTTCAAAATATTTAACAAGCCTAGTAAATAAAGATGAAGAGAGAGGGTAGGATAAAATTATTTTGGGGGGATTGCCTGATTGAAAGCGATAAAATAGAAACTGGGAGTGTTGATTTAATACTTACTGATTTGCCTTATGGAACAGTAAAGAATGCAAAGTTTTACGATTATTGTGGTGGTGTTCAATGGGATATAGTAATTGACACAAAAAAAATAATGCAATTAGCAAATAGGATATTAAGGAGAAATGGGAAAATGGTTTTGTTTGCTCAACAACCTTTTAGTAACGAACTAATGAATAATGCTTTGCCAAATTTGCCATATTCATATACAATGATTTGGGAGAAAGATAATTTTGCAAACCCTTTAATTTCGTCAAAAGCTCCTGTTAATTACTATGAAGATATACTTATTTTTAGCAAAGGGAATCACGGTGATTTTGGAGAAGATAATACTTATAGGGAATACTTAAATGAAGAAAGAAAAAAAGCTGGATTAACACTTGACCAAATGTGTGGAGTTTGTGGATTAAATACACAAGGACACGGTGGGGCGGCTTACCATTGGTGCAGTTCAAAACAACCGCAACTTATACCCGAAAAACATTATTTAACTTTAAGAGAACAAACTGGATATTTCCAAAAAGATTATATTGAATTGAAACAAATACATCAGAAATGTTTCCAAAAAGATATTTCAGTTTTCAACCTTTGGGAGGGTAACAAATACAAAAGCAATATATTGAAATACAAAAAGGATTACAACGGATACCATCCAACGCAAAAACCTGTATTATTACTGGAAGATTTAATAAAGACTTTCAGCAATGAAAACGATTTAGTTGTAGATTTAACTATGGGCAGCGGTAGTACAGGCGTTGCCTGCGTAAACACAAATAGGCGATTTATTGGGATAGAGAAAGAAATTGGATATTTTAAATCTGCCGAAATGAGGATACAATCCGCACTTAACACGCCAAAACTCTTTAATAGCTAACCCCTCCTATTTATGGCTTAATATCGCTATGTGGATAACTTTTTGCGTATTTGCTTGACTTTTACAAAAATGCACCGTAACTTTGTACCATCATTTTAACAACAACAAACATGACAAACGAAGAGATAATTGAGCAGCTAAAAACCCGTTACCCAGATAAGATAGAGCTTATTGAGGGAATAAAGAATGACCCTTATAGAATGCACGGGGGTCTTTTGTCTTATTTTTACGAATTAAACGACACCCAACTATCTACTGTTTTAGATGTCGCCTGTTATGGGGGAGGAGTTGTGAGGGGGGTCGTTTTGGCTTATTATGATGGGCTAAATGACGAGCAAGTTGCCCGCATTATTAGTGTGGCTAAATATGGGTGGGAGGCTATGCAGGAGGTTCGTTTGGCGTATGAAAGAGGGCTAAAAGAGGAGCAAATAGGCGTTATTATAAGCATAGCGGACAGGGGATGTGGAGCTATGGATCAAGTTAGTTTGGCTTATTCTGATGGGCTAAATGATGAGCAAATAGATGACATCCTTTTGGTTTCTGATTCCGCAGAAAAGATGTATGAAATACGCTTCGCCTGTTACAATGGGATGTCTAAAGCTCAAGTCTCTGAAATGATAGAAGCAAAAGAATCGCTAGAAAACATGGTAAAAATCAAAAATTACTACATAACATTAAACCATGAAAGCAAGGCAGGTCTAAGAAGATTTTAGAAAAAATGCGAAAATCAAAAGAAATAGTGAATGAGATCTGTACTATAACAAACAAAAAGGTACTTAAACAATTAAAAATAAATTGTCTAAAAAGCGATATTAAACACAAGCCAATTATAGTAAAAAATAAGAAGGCAAAGAGAATTGTTTATATGCGCACACGCTATGTGCATGATTGTAATATGTACATAAAAGAATTTGCTATAAACAACCCTCTTTACCATTCAGTCATTTTTCGACTTGTTTAAATTAGTTTAAAATGAATAGTAGAATAATTGCATTTGCAATAGATGCACACAACAAAGTAAACCATCATTATGACCATCATCCTTATAGTTTACATCTTTCAATGGTGGCTATGTATGCTACAAAATTCCTTGATTGTTTGCCAATTCAAATGCAAAAAGATGTATTAGATGCTTGTTGGCTTCACGATACGATTGAAGATTGTAGGCTAACATACAACGACATAGTCAAAATTTCAAACTTAAACGTTGCTAATTTAGTTTATGCTGTTACTAATGAAAAAGGGAGGAATAGGGCAGAGAGAGCAAATGATAAATATTATGAAGGTATTAGGAATACCCCTTTTGCAAAATTTGTCAAATTGTGTGATAGATTAGCAAATATTAAATATTCAGATGATACTAATTCGGATATGTACCATAAATACGGTGATGAACACGAACACTTTTTAAAATCATTGTTCCCCACTGAAGATTATGGAGAATATGCTCCGTTAGTCTTAGAGAGTAAAAAGTTGCTTCGATATACTTCACTTGACCAATAACTAACATAAGTATAACAAATAAAAGATGGGAGGTTATAAGGCAAATTAGATTTGCCTACAAAAACAGATTAAATGATGCCAAGTAACCACCCTCTTTATTACCTTTATACATAAATTTTAAAATTAAAAATATAACAAACAAAATGACACGTAAAAAACTAAGACAAAGAGTAGAGGCGGATTTCCCCGACAAGTCAGAACTTATCGAGAAGATATTTGAGGACACGATAAAATAGAACAAATTCATTTTGCCTATGAAGATGGGTTTAAAAAATGGCAAATAGCCAACATTATAAATGTTGCAGAATTTGGGCGGGAAGCTATGTTACAGGTTCGCCTGTCATATCAAAATGGTCTAACAGATGCCCAAGTAGCTACTATTATAAGCGTCGCAGAAAATGGATGGCAGGCGATGGAGCAAGCTCGTTTGACTTATGAAAGGGGAAACAAAATAAAATGTGGATAACTTTTTTGCATTTTACTTGACTTGTATTTATTCTCTGCGTAAATTTGTACATCATCTTTTAACAACAAAACACCATGAACACATCAACAACATCACAAAAACTTGCAAAAATAGCCGAGAAATTTTCAGCTATCAATTATAATGAGAACAACTACGAGATAGGCGGGGGCTTATCTTTTGGCAAATTCGCGTCCGTAAGACATGAGGACGCAAAAAATGATGAGGGGAAAGTTACTTTAGGAGAAGCTACTGCCATGTTTAAAAAAGCCACAGGCTTAGACAGTGATACGCTAAAGGCTATCTTTACCTATGCAGTGCCAAACATGGAGTGGCATCACGCGGGCAAGCTCCCAAAGGCTTACGGGGGAGGCATGAAGAAAACATATTTCCTGAATGCGCAAGAAATAACAGATATTGCGACAAATTTTGAAAGATACCACAATAGAGTAGAACTATCGGTAGCAACAAAAAAACAAGAAGAAGAAGAAAAGAAAAGCCTAGAAGAAAGAAGGCTAGAGTTTTTAGAGGCAAACGCTGAGAGGGTCGTTCGCCTTAGCTCTCGCCCTTCTTTCTTTTTTTTAATTAAAAGAGAAATGGAAGGTAAATACGGGTGGTTTGACAGCTCAAACAAGAGCTATAACCTACCTGAATATTTTACAGGGTGGAAGTTCCATTCAGAGGAAGCGTACAACAATTACTTTAAAATAAAATAACCATTAGCTACAAACAAAAAGGGGGGAATAGTAACTACTCCCCCTTTTACCATTTTAACAACCGAAATCCTATGCGAAAAATGGGCTTACATCAACAAACGTAAATTCACCTTGTCCGCTATATATTCTTTTTGAAATAGTGCCGGTGATAGCGTGAGTGCCCTCATCAGCATTATAATTATTACCAAGTACGATACTTGCATTTTCTAATATTCTAGCATTACCCGCACACGTAACCGCCGCTATCGTAGCACTATTGCCATAAGTTCCCATCCACTCCCAAAATGCCTGATTAACCCTATCAGAGGGGTTCATCGCAGCCTCAAAGGTTAGTTCAAAATCTGACCAATTCTTTTTCTTCCCGCCGTTACATCTGTCGTAAAGATTATCAACGACATTGGCGGTACTTGTGGCTGTTAAAATATTCATAAATGGCAAGTATTTAGAATCCCCGTCCGCTATGGATTGCTCAATAGCTGCTGTATCCGTTAGGCATGGCATTGTTTTACCGCACCTTGTAACAAAAATGCCCTTATAAAAATCTGATGTTGCGCATTTTTTGGCGATGAATGAGGGCATCCCCACATCTTGACAAGCACAAGTATCTACAAATTGGCTCATATCCTAAATATTATTAGTTGATGCTACAAATATAGGCATCATAAGCGGAATTATCCAATATTTGTAAAAGTTATGCGCGTATTTGCGTTCGTGCGCTATGTGGATAACTTTTTATTGTTTTACTTGACTTTTACAAAAATGTGCCGTAAATTTGTATCATCATCTTTTAACAACAACAAACATGACGAACGAAGAGCTAATTGAACAGCTAAAGCAAAGATTCCCTAACAAAATTGAAATTATTGAAGGGATAATGGTATCTATTTGGGAAATACACGAGCTTCGTTTAGCTTGCGAAAATGGGTTTACAGAGGAACAAATAGCAGATGTTATTAGTGCATCAAAAAACGGATGGCAAGCCATGCACGCGGCTCGGATGACTATTTTAAAATTAACGCGAGGCGTAGAGGCTGAGATAGCTATGTCAAAAACAGACGCTGTCGCTATTTATCCAAAATTCCTTGATTGGGAAATTTTAGATGAGTTGCCAGAAGGTTGGAGAATTGACAAAACAGGCTCTCCATTGCCATGTACCGTTTTTATCACAGATGGTAAAAGTGTTCTAAATGGGGGTAAAAGGGCTTTGCTAAGGGTGAAAAGAACCCCCCCTGTGAACAAGCCCGAAAATTCGGTAGCAAATATCCCAGTTGCTAACACCGCCGAAATAGCACATGAAACTATTGTTGAATCTTTCCCATCAAGACCCGTCAATGATTTGGCGCGGCTAAAATTCAAAGAACAAATACTTAAAGAAATAATGTTTGATTTGACGGTTTGCGAAATAGAGAGTTGGGACAAAAAGGAGTACATAAATGAAATGAAAGAAATGTTAAATAGCATTAATACGCAAGGATAACCAATATAATGGGCGGTGTTGAGGGGCAACCATCCAAAAGTTGCTCCGAATGATGGGAACGGGGGGAGTTGGTTAGATTCCCCCTCCTCCCGCGATTCTATTAGTTCAACTATGTGGATAACTTTTTATCATTTTACTTGACTTGTATTTATTTTATTCGTAACTTTGTTCTATAATTTTTAACAACAGCAAACCATCATGGCAACACCATCAACAAACGACCAAAGCATTAAAGCGCAGATTAACCGCTCCTCTTTAATAAGAGAGAAATACGTGTCAATCTCGAATTCAGGGAAAACGAGAACCACGAGCACATTTATCTCAGGAGTAATGCCTAACGGGAATGAGTATTATCTGAAAACTTCTTCCGAAGAAGAGCCATTACTATACATAAACCACCAAGACAAGGGTAAACGGTGGAAACATACGCTCGAAAATTCTACCATAACAGACAATGAATACGAGGCTTTTGTAAAGCACGTAGAACAAGGAGAGGCAGAAAAAGAAAGAGTAAAACAACGGGCATCAGATGCCGAAAATGCCCTAATGAAGAAAGAAAGTCTATTTAATGAAAAAGAGTTTTTAGACGGCAAATCATTTGCCGATGTCATTAAAGACATGGTAGATAGTGGTATTTTGGAAGACTTCATAAATAAAATAGATGCTCTTGTAGGTGTAAGTGATAATTATGCTGTTAGCTGGGTGGATGGCGAGCCACTCAAATTCGACAGATGTTCATACCCGTATCCATTGACACTATGCAAGCTCTACGTTGCGCTACTAATGATTTGCCACCACAAAAACTTGACAGTACAGGTGGCGGACGAAAAGTCTTTTAACACAGGAGAGCTATTTATTGACTTCGGCGGGTTAAAACCCTTTATCAATATATACAACAAGGGGATGAATGGGCACGAGGAGGCTATGGAAATTCACAATACAGTACATGTGTGCGATAAAAACTTTAACTTTGTTTTTACGATAATTTTTGATAAATTTTATCGTTATGATAAAGAAAATACGCCCGCTTATTTTGACACCGCTAAACTATTAAATAAGCATGGTGTTTTATATAAAGACTATTTTGATGCCCTGAACTTCACAATAGAGCCTTTCAATCCAAACAAACTATGAACATAAATAAAATAGCAAAAGTATTATCCCTTCAAATCCCCGATGAACAAAAGCGCAGCATGATTCTTTTGATAATTGCAAAAGACAAAGACGCTATACCGCATATTTTGAATATTCTTAAGAACGAAAGGGAATATAATGAAGAACTTCTATTAGACATCAACGAAGAGTTAAGCAAAGCCCTCGTTACCCTTATACGTAATGATGAAAAAACTAAACGAGGGAAAGACGTAATAGAAGAGACCGCTCTTATTATACAAAGTATAAAAAATCATTACCTAAAGTTTGCAGAAACAATACGTTGCTGCTTCAAAATAGATGGGCTTCCTTGATTTTTTTTACTATATTGACACAATATACACGCATTCACATTTTCACGAATTTTAATATCTAACAATATGCAACAAGAACAACAACCCTATGAGCTTACGCTTGACAAAGTAAAAGAAATGATTGCTTTTGATAAAAACAGCGGGATTTATAAAACTCTTGTCGGACTAATTGACTGTTGGTATGCTACTGAAATACAAAACGGCAAAACAGAGGAAGAAGCTCTTTTGGTTACGCTCGATAAGTTACACAGAGCGATATTATCTACTTCGGCTAGATTTAATTCTATATAACTATCCAAACGTTTTACTTTACTAACACAATACACACAAACTCACATTTTTCACAATTTATAATATTTAACAATATGCAACTAATCACACAGGCAGATATTGCCAAATTCAAAACACTATTAGAGCTAGGTCTTTCTAAGGGAGAAGAAAAAAAGATAGAGATTTGCGATTTCCCTAGCTTCTCAGAAGCCTATAATGGCAAACACAATATCAAGTTGAGCTTTTTATTTTCCATAAATAAAGAGGAGGCAGAAAAAGCCCTTGCCATAGCTAGCGACGATACACAAGAAGAAATTTCCGAAGAAGAACCTAGTGAAGAAGAGCCTGCCAAAAAAGAGGGGTGGCAAAATGAACTTAAAGAAATGTTGATGACAATGTTCCCTCTAAAACATAGAGCCATAGGGAGAATGCAATAGCATGAAAATAACTATCTCAAACTTTCATTATTCAAAGCCGTAGATAAATTAGCCTCTACGGCTTTTTTAGCGTCTTCATACACGAATAAATAAATATCATCATCCGATACTATGCCTTTAGCTGATAATTCATTTAGCATAGATATGTATTTATTGATATTCGTATATATATACTTCATTATCTCCAACTCTACCCCTGTGTAAAGCGATACAATATCTGAACTCCTCCCAAAGAATGGGTCTAAATAGATTTTTAACCACTCGCGGCGTGCATCAGATGGGTTAGGGTATGTGCGATATATGTACTCTTTATACAGCCCCTTTAACACATAGGAGGGGGTAATATCTACGTTTATGTTGGATATTTCGGCTAAGATACTTTCCGTAGGCTTAATCTCATAGGCATTTTTACGCGCTACCGTTACGTATTTTACCCTATCGCCACCCTCATTTTCACTCCGTATCGCTATTTTATATAAATAGTTCAAAATACCCTCTATGCAAGCAGAAAGCAATATATCTATTTGTAATAGTATATTATATGAACTTTCATTTTCTATCCTCCTACCCTCTGCTGTATCGCCCGCCTTTTCCCTCTCTACCAAAATATCAAGACCCACACTAGAGTAAATAGCGCGTCGCTTTTTCTCTAGTGATTCTAAAAGAACTTGGAAAACGGACGTGTCGGGCTGTATAAAACCCTGCGGGATAACTGGACGGTTTTCATTGTCTAAGACTGTTCGGATAACTCCATCCATCCCCAAAAAGGGTATTTTCCCCTGACCATTACATTTTTTGCACGTGCTTCCTGAAATTTTCCCTTTGCCCGAACAATCTTTACACTCTTCCGCAGCGGATGTCCATTGGCGTATGTACATTATAGATATTTCCTGCGTCGAAAGGTCGCTATACTGACCGGCATAGGCATCTAAGGCAGGCAAGGTGGGGAGTAATACGCTATCAGTAGTTCCCCTATCTTTTAGGGACTTTCTCACACTAGATGACTGTATGCCCCCAAACTTTGCGTACGGGATAATATTTTTGTCATGGTTATAAACACCTAATGGTATGTATTTATCCCCCTCTCTTCGCATTTTCCAAATTACATTTTCTAAATATACATGATAGTCGTTACCGTATCTACAAATAAGGAATAAATCAGTTAGTTGGTAGTCTTCTGAATTGAAAAATAGTATATCTAGTAATTCCCCCTTATCTGAATAGCTTGGAACAAATACCCCCTCGCTTTCAAATAGTCCATTACTTAATACCATTTTCTTTAACTCTCTCACATCTACCCCCAAATCAATATCTTTCACCCCCTCCGATAGGATTATATCACTATCCCCATCAAAGGAAAACAACCTTTGAAGAAACATAACTACCCTACTTGCTTCCGCAAATGAAACATGAGAGAACGATAATAGTCTATACTTCAAATAGTCTATGTGTTCGTTTGGTCTCCTCCTTGTAAGGTTTCGTACTAAGTGGTTGTTTTTATTGTACGGTACATCTATTTTCACATCGCTCACACTCGCCCCCACGTCCCTATTATTTTTAGGGATGTTTTCATCTATAAACTCGCCCCCGCTGTACATATAGTGAGACAGGAGCGCGTCCCTCCTATTTATATGTGCCTTATCCTCATGCGAGGGTACAAATGCCCTGCAAATGGTTTCAATAACGGATTCAGGGGTTATTACATTTTCAGGGATTGGAGTATTTAAAGCCATAGTGTTTCTATATTTTAGATATGACCTTAGCCGTTATATATCCTTTGCCAAAATCATACGTAAAATTAATTATATTCCCTGAAAATTCCAAACAATTAATACCGCTAGAAACTATCCTATAAAATAAATCGTTTATCAAAAACGCATTCTCATAGGACATACACCCCGCTACGCTGTATATTTTATTGTGGAAATGTTTAGCACCTATATTATGCGAACACGTGCCGAATGGTACGGGCAACCCGCCTGTATAGTCGTTTATCGTAACACTATCGCCGAATACCTCTATATTTGAAGGAATAGCCCCATTGTAGTAAAATGGCATATACCTACTCTGAAATGGTATATTGTAAAAATAGTACGGTACGTAGATATTACTAAAACTGCAATTACAATAGGGCTGAAATCCAATCCCACCTTCATAGTGCATTACCCTCCTAAACTTCCTCGCATTACCCGCCCCATCACCTAAGAAGAAAATAACTTCGCCGTCGGATATTTCGTAATGCCTCAACAAGATTGCCGAAACCCTTTGACCAAGCCCAAAGTAATGTTTGCCATCTAGCTCTACCGAGTAATTACCCCCGCAATCTGTATAATCACTTTTTGCTAATGTATCACAATCTTCTTTTAATGGAGCTAGACAAAAACCCGATGACACCCAATATATTGATATTTCGCAATCAGATTGGTTGAATGACAACAATGGAACGCTATCCGTAGATAGCTCTATTCGTATAATATCACCATCCACCAAACATACAGAATCAAAATTATACGCGAATACTGTATTTACCCCTACGCCCGTAGTCGTGAATACATATTGAGACCCCGTAAATACCCCATTGATGAACAACCTAACAAAGATATTCACCCCTATTACCCCGTTATCGTTATACCCCAAAACACCGTCTATATCCACTATACCGCCCCGCATAGCCGTTATGGTAGGGTTAGTATTGGTAAGACCCTGACCAACTGACACCGTTACCGTATGAGGTACTACGATAGGCAAAGAGACCACATTAAATGGGACGCTAGGGATGCCAGCTATATTAGCTTCAGATATGCCGAATATATCAGAAATGTTATAGCTCCAATTCTCTGAATATTTTACATACCCCTCATTGTCTCCAGCTCCGTAAAAGTTGTAATTTTCTTTTACAAAAGTTTCATCTAATTTTACCGTGAGCGTTTCGGATGTTATCGGTAAAGCCGTAGCATTATTGTTAAAGAGTGCCGTGTATGGCATTATCTTAAATACATTACCAACAACCTCCCCATATAGATTGAATAGTTTTGCTATTGGATTCCACAAATCGGAAAAGGTAATATCCCTAAGATTATACACATCCTTCCCCGTAAACAAATCCCTACTTAGCAAAAGGTCTTTTAACCCTAAATTAAAGGGTTGTATAATAGTCGTGCTACCTATTGGATTCCCTAACGAATCCTTTATATTGAAATACTCAAACTCAAAATCTGTTATTATATTGAAGTTCCAACCATCTAGTATCTCTATATCAGAGATTCTCCCTATCACTTGACAAGCATTATTGATGTTATCAGATACCCCGTTTATCTCTGTATCAAACCACCTCCCAAAAGAGGTAAGTAATCCCCTCTTTATGTAATCTGATACAAATAACGGGTTGAATATTTCAACGTTTAGCGTAACGCATTCACCCAAAGTTGTCTTATATTCAATCGTTAGAATATCATGCAAAGCAATTGTATTAGGTAGCGTAACACTCATAACCTGCTCGCTGTAAGAATTAGCGAACAAAGACCCCGACACATCTAGATTGATAGTATTCTTGGTTATTTGCGACAATAGAAGCTCCATTGCCTTTAGCCATGTGATGGTACTACTATTTTCATAATACTCAAACCCGTCAATATAGCCGAACATATCAGCATCTATATATTCATAGGGTATTGTATATTTCTCCGATAGATTATCTAGTAATATCGTTTCGTTGTTGTTTATAGACAGAGATACTGTCGCCTCGCATAAATTACAATCAAATTCTATATCAGAAGTCTTGATTGTTGCGGTTGTTAATAATTTAGGGACAGAAAATGCGTTGCACTGGTCATATATCCCAACCTCCGATATTGCGCATACATCGGTAAAATGTTTGTCAAATAGCTCCTTATACTCATTCCCGCAAAATGATATATCCAAAGAGAACCCCTTCTTAATAAGGTTGTTTTCGCCTACCTCCCTAGAGAATAGCAAAGTATCCCACCCTTTGGGGGATGGGACACTATTACCATTTAATGAAAATGAAAGCACTATTGACTATGTATTATCTGATTATTCAACTTCTTGAGGTTGTTCGTCTTCTGTCGCCTCCTCTCGGGGCTTTCTCCCTCTCTTCTTTACGGGTTCGATAGTTTCTAAATCCTGAACATCTACGGAAGGGGTGATGCCCCCTACCAAGTCTTTCCCTGCCTTCATGGCATCTAGTTTCAGGAACTCCCCGAAAGAATATGCCGTGTAATCCTTTGGTACTTTTATATCACCCGATGCAATCCCTTGTTTAATATCTGTAAATGATTTTGAAGCCAAATATTCACCATTACTAATGACAACAACAGCCCCCGCTGGTGCACCCTTTAGTAACTCAACAGACTTACCCCCTGAAAGTTTGGCGGAGTGCGGTATAGTCCCTAATGCAATCTTACGCCCAATAGCTCCGCCAACTTGCGCTCTTAGTGCTTTGGCTTCTTTTTCTGTTTTCGCCCCGAAAAATTCGAGTGAATCTGAAACAATTACGAAATTATCCTTCATCTTTTATATTGTTGAATGTTAAAGAAATCTTTAAAGCCTCTATTTCCTCTTCCGTTAATAAAGGCGTAGTGTTTGCTACTTCTTTAGGCTTTACTTTAGCCTGAAATAGTTTTAGCTCTTGAGGGGGAGTATTCCCATTCCCTTTCATATAATCCTTTAGCGTTGAAGGGCAGCACATATTTATGAAGTGTAAAGTGTTATGGAATGTAAAGTGTACGAGTTATAACATTTGAATCAACGCAATTTACGCATTTTTCGTCAAAATACAAAGCATCTATCTCTCTTTTTAAAAAAGTAGTCATTTCCTTACTTAACCAAGCCATATAATCCGTATTATCCCTCGCTGCAAAATTGTATCGTTCAGAAAAATTCCCCTGCGATGCCAAAGAATACGCCACATAATAAGCAAAAGTCTTTTTAAAATCACTCGCATTCTCGCACAAAACCCTATTGACCGAACAACAAATAGAATATTCAACATCTAATCCAAAGCTAGTACCCACAAAATTAACATTAGCCAATATTTTATCTGCCGTTATATCTATCGTAGCGGGGTATATCTCCCCTCTGCAATTGCAGTTGGGGATAGGTTCACACCCGCACTCACCCCCGCAATCATAAACACTAGTATTTGTAGAATCATAGGCTATGAATATTCTACTGCTTGTAATTTCTATATTAGCCTTTACCCTATCTAAATATGTACCGTTGAAAAATTCACTGCTCCAAAGCTCTAAGCCAGTATCTAGGTCAAATATCTTTACTGGCGTTTGTACTATCGCCGTACTAAGAAGTTTAATATCTGATATTTTTATAGACTGATATTCTCCTAAGTCCACATCTATCACATACCCATTATAAGTGCCCCCCGTGCCCGTTATCGTTTTATAGGCACTCCTCTCGCATGTATGATTGGCTCTACAAGCTATATTAAACCCTCTTGTTTTTAAGAAAGATTTTGCGTCTCCCTTTAGCCTCTCCCTTGCGGTCTTCTTTGCTGCTAGTAGCACGTCGTCCATAGCTACACGGGAGGCGGTAGTAAGCCTTTCAGCAAATAAACCATTCATACCCTCCACATCGTCGAGGTAAAATGATTCACAATTGTTTTCATCGCAAAAACGAAAATCAATATCTAAGCAACAATCTGCGTTCAGAATACCCATAAAATTAAATCTTTAATGCTAAAACGATTTCTTTCGCCAAAATTCTTGGATTTATTCCACTTTTCCCAATCTCTTTGATTAATTCCTTTGTCCAAAATATCATTTCTCTATTATCCACTACGGTATTAGTCTCAATAGCGTACCTTTCGCCCTTTGAATCAACCCCCGCCCCCGTCGCAATTGCGTTTAATGTGTTTGGGTCTATCTGCCCTTTACGTATAGCCATGAAAGTAGGCTTAAACTTTTCAGTCTCCTCCTTAGTCATCACCGATTCCCCCCTAGTCAAAAGAGCGGGCACGTCGTCTATAACCCCACCTCCCTTCTTTAGGTCAATAACCCCCTTATTGAATTGCTCAAACTGCGTACTTCCAATCTTTATAATATTCGCTAGCGTTGTACTACCTATTAACCCTATGGCTATGGCTTTAGAGATGGGGTCAGGATAGGCAGGGTTAGCAAACACTTGCGTAACAGCCAAAGCCCCTTGTATAGTAGCTTCCGCTATTGCTAACGCTTTATTCCTTTCAAAAGAAGCCTTTCTTATCTGCAATAGCTTAGCTTCATTCCCTTCCGCAGAAGCTATACGCGCAGCGTCTATACCTTCAAAAACAGAGGTTAGCGCAGATAATCCATTTTGTGCAAAGTTTAATAAACCCTCAAAATCTTTCTGCCTCTCATCATTAGCATCACTCTGTATATCTGATATTTTGGACTGTTTATACTCTTCTAGTGCTATTTCGGCATCTACTAAAGCCTCTTGCGCGGCTAAACGCTCCTGCCTACCTACTGACAAATCTGTTTCAAGTGCTTCATATAGTTCCCTCGCGAAATCTAAAGAAGCCTCTAAGTCCTTTAGCTGCGAATCTTGCACGGATGAAGTATCCGCTCCCGTTAATATGCTTAGTCGGGCTTTCTTTATCTCTATCTGCTTCCTAGAAAAAGCCTCAGATAACCTCTCCTCTACGGATAGTCTAAAATCCGAAACATCTATATCCTCAACTTTCGGCTCAAATGAAACATGCGGACTTAATTTAATAGGCTCAACTACTAGCCCACTAATCTTCCCCCCTCCTATTATCTTAGATATTTTAGATTGAAAATCTTTTCTTATTCTATCCGCTGACTTTTCCGTAAGAACCCCATCCGTAATCCCTTCCACCAATAAACCATTCATTAAGCGGATAAAATTAGAGAAGCCCCTATCCTGCCTTACAGCTTCCGAGAAATTGGCATCTAACTTTTGAGTAATCGTAGGAGCCGCCTTTTTTGATGCCTCTTTTACCTCTCCTGTTTCAGATATGTTTGATAAGGCATCCGCTACCCTAGAACCAAATATATTTGATAACCTCTTCCCTCCCGCTTCGCTTATCCTCCCACTAGACACCGCCTCCTCTATCAACTTGTTTAACTCTCCTGAAAACTTGTTTAATGAAGTCTTCCCGCCTTTTAATGATTCTGTAAATAAAACATCCAAAGTCTTTTGTAGCTTATTCGTCTCTACTTCTTTAGCCGACCGAGCAAAGCTATTGTTTATATCTTTGCCGAGATTCTCAAAGAATCCCCCGCCATTATCCCCCTTCCCTACCGCCTTACCTACTTTGGATAATCCAATTAAGCGACCAACAAAGTCCCCTAGTGCGGGGCTTACTACCGAAAGAATCGTTTGGGATAATCTCGCTAAACCCCCTATCAAATCGGGAATAGCTTTTATGATAAATAGTTTAGCATCAGTCCAAGCCTTATAAATGGGAAGTAGCTTCTCCCCTATCTCTATTCTGTTCGCCTCTATGGCATTTTTAAGCGTCTCCTCCTGTGTAACTAAAGTATCTGCATTTTTAGCAGCCTGCTCATACGCCTGACTAGTGCCCTGAACTTTTGGTATTAAATCCTCTAAAGCATCTATCTCCTGCAATATCGCAGTAGCGGATGCTTTACCTTGCTCTCCAAATACTAAAGCAATAGCGTTGGCATCATTTTGAACCTTTGATAATTCCCTTAACCTTTCTATCGCAGGTTTAGATACATCAAAAAGCACCTTAGTGCTTACTCCAGCCCTCTCCAACGCTTCTAGCCCTTCGTTACTTATTAACTCTTTTGCAGATAGTTTAGAAAATGTATTTAACAAAGAAGTCCCTAAAACATCTACGTTCCTTATCTTTTTACCCGCTATTTCTGTTATCGCTATTGCCTCCGAAGCACTTAACCCAAACGCAGAAAACGACACCCCCGCCTTTTCTATAACCTTTGTTAAAGGGAGAATCTCTATTGACCCCTCTTTAGACCCCGCAGCCAATTCGTTTATTATTCTTTTTGCATCAGAAGCCTCACCCCCAAATTGAGCTAAAATACCCGTTACTGCTAATATACTTTCACTAAGGTCTCCACCTGATGCCTTAGACAAAACCAACGCCTCCTCTGTAATGCCTATGAGCGCATCTGTATTTTCTAATAGTTCAGGCTTTTGACCTGCGACTAATTTCAAAGCCTCAATAGTTGAAGTAGCCGAATTAGTGATGCTAATCAACTCTCCATTCGACTTCCTTAATTCAACATTAAAACCTTTCGCAATATTTGCCACCTTATCTAATTCTGCACCCTCAACCCCTGTGATAGCCGAAAAGTCCATTAATGAAGATTCAAACGCTTTTGCCTCCTCCCTTGCTGCGCTTAACTCACTACCTACTACGGCTACCGCTGCGCCTGCTGCTGCTATCTGCGGGATGGGTAGGGTTGATAACGCAGAAGTAAGCCCACCACCCGAAAGAAGGTTACTAGCGGTATCTCCTAGTGATGGGAGATTAGGAATAAAGGATGTTTTTGTAGGCTTTGCTTCAATATCTTTTATACGAGACATTTTATCCCGTATAATATCTAATTGCTTTGTTACCCTATCGTATATTTTCGGGTTAGATTCCCTTAATTTTAATAGAGATTGTTCTTTTAATTTTAAATCATTTAAAATTTGTGAATTTGATTTTAGCGATGTATTTGCTTTATCTACTTCTGCCCTATATTTACCAATAAGGATATTTAGCCTATCCTGTTCTTTATTGATAGCTAAAATCTTTTTTGGGTCATTTGTTTTGTCTTTTACATCTTGTAGAATCTTATACCTTTCCGTTAATCTGTTTATCTCTGCCGTCTGTGTTTTAAGGGCTTCCCCCAGTACCTTTGTAGCTGCTTCTGTTCTTGTAGCGTACTTCTCTTGTTCTTTAAATTTTTCGGTAATGGCTAATAGTGATAGTTGGGTTTCTTGACCACCCACGTCATAAACTATTCGTATATTTTGTATTTTATCTGCCATTATGAAAACTACAAACAAAAAAGGGGCAGAGCGTATAGCTCACCCCTCATTTTATGATAAACTACGATAAGAACTATATGCCCATCAGGCGTTAAATGAAAAACAAAGTTAATAATTGCTTTTCGAGCAACAAAGATATTTTGAACTATTTTTTTTAGAGAATGAGAAGGGCGGGGAGAGTTCATCAGTCTCCCCCCGCTGCAACCATCATAACAACAAAAAAAACAGAAACAAAACACCTTTTATATTTTTATACAATGGTGATAGTTGCCAATATGCTTTCTCCATAGCTTAAAGAATCCCATAAGGGGGTGATAACCCCTACTAACCCATCGTTAGGAGTTAATGCCGAATATTCAAACAATGATGCAACGTTCGTAAAGGCTATCTCATTTGTCTCAGAAACACCATTTAGCGCAATGGTGTATTTACACAAAATAGATTTCCCGTATTTAATAGTACACTCCGCCTCTATAAAAACCTCCGAGACCTGCGTTTGGTTGTTCTTTACGTCAATCCCCAAAACTACCACATCCCCCTCTTGTGCATTATCAAAAAATGGGCGTACATGATATAAAAGCCCGTCGGTCTCATTATAGGGTGCTCCTTCAATGGCAGTGGATAGATTACTAAACCCTTGCTCTTGACCGCTTACAGAAAATTTACCGCTACCATTAAGTAGCTTTACTAGCTTGTGTGTTAATGAAAACGCAAATGATGGAGGTGGTGCAGGATTTACAGACATGATTATTGAATTTTACAATGTGTGAATAAGAATACAAATATAACAAATAATCACATAAAAACCAAATATTCAAAGAACTTTTTTGATAAAAAATACTCGCATCTTGTGGAGTTGCACCACCCGACTATCACCATGTAGCAGCCTATATTTTGGCATATAACGCTAGGAGGGACTTGAACCCTAGCCTACGAGTATTTTTTATCAAAGAACTTTTTTAAAGAACTCCTTCTTAGTCCCGTCTAAAAAATGCAGGCTTCATTCTAATACATCAACATTGCTAATCAAATAATCAGCCCCACTACCGCCTTCAATGCCCGATGTTCTATCATCTATATAGCAATTCGCCTTATTTGACCAGTAATACCCCTTGTCTTTTATGTATTTTTCTAGTTTCTTTTTTGTTTTAGAAACTAATACCGCATCCCTCTTCCCATTTTCGCCAACTTCTATTAAGACATACATACCACTAATACCGCCTTCCTGTTATACCAATAAATTGAATATCTTGGAATCCTTTCTCAAGTCTTTCCATAATATCATCAGTAGCCGTATAGTTGCCGTTGAATGGATAGTGCGCAAATGGCTCATCTATTACAACTATCCCGCAAGGCTCTTTATCGCCATTTACAATAAAGCTACGAACACATATTTCAGCAATGATACAAATTAACTTCCTGTACGAATCATACGCCTTGTTAAACGAGAACCCATCAACATACGTGCCGTCTGAGGCATGGAATATAATCCAATCTCCAAATGATTCAGATTTTTGGTTTACTCTAAAATTCGTTAATGAATAATCAATATAATGAGCCAACTCGTAAACATCTTTTTCGATAGAGACAGTCGTCCCCAATATTTGTTCAACCTTTTTGGCGAAAAACTTAAACAAATTATTTTTATCAGGATGTACACGTGCTGATTCTAGCATTAAATAAAAATACATCGGACTAAACCCCCTCCCATCCGAAAAGGCTTTATCATGGGAAGTCCACAAATAAAACTTATTGTCTCTACGAATATCGTCGGGGCAAATAGCCCCTCGCAGAAACGTTTCAGGAGTGGTTCTCAAGTTCTTACAAAGAGCCTCGCTTACAAAAGAGCAATCAAAACCATATGGATACGTTTTTGCAAAGCTCATCAACACAGGCGACACCTCCGAAGGTTCTAGCCCAAATTCTGCATATTTAGTTTTTTGCATAATAGGCTCTCCGCTATCTTCTATGTTTTTGAAATGCCAACCCCCCGTTTGCTTGTATTTTCTGCCATAATAAGTCCCTTCCGATATGCCCTTATCTTCGTGATGATAAAAAGCGGTAATAATTTCATCTTTGATAGCTCCAAATATTGATTGGTCTGAATCAAAATTTGACCTACTCAAATCAATTACTTTGCTACCCTTGCTTTTTGGACGGATGACTATTCTGTTGTCCTTGTCCATATCCGCCGTGTCGAAATTTTTCAAAAATGGTTTCATAATTCCTTTGTTTTTAAATGAAAATCTTGCGAAAACTCCGTATCTCCCGTCCTTCAATAACTCCATAAGCCTATAAAATGATATACAAATATAATATATAAAATACTAAAAATCAAGCGATTATGCATTTTTATTTTGTCCCTCAAACTTCCTCCTAACCTGCTCCATAGCCTGCCATCCCTTTTCTGCCACGCTTATGATGGATGCTATTTTGTCTTCTTTTAACCCGCTTTTATATGCCAAACGAACCTGTAACATAGCTTCCCGCCCAAATTCAGCAACACCTATAATGTTGGCTACTTGCTCATCCTTAAGCCCATCATAATAAGCAAAACAAACCTGCCTCATAGCTTCCCACCCATATTCAGCA